CATTGTTGAGGCGAAGAAACCTTCTTTATCGTCTCCAGTTTTCTGAGATTGCTGAATATCTTCAGACTGTTTATTTTCAGTAATCTTTTCTTGATTTTGCTGAGTATCTACGGATTCTTGCTCTTCTACATTTTGTTCAAGATTTTGTTCTGTCATTTTGTTTCCTTTCTGTCTCCGGTTCTATTCTCTCTTCATTCTTTTCTCTTTTAGGTTTTCTTGCTGCTCTTGCCTTAGCCATTCGTTCACGTGCCTCGGCGAGTTTCTTTTCATCTTTCTGCGGAGTGACATGTGGGACAGCTTCCATAGGGTCTTCAAGTAGAGCAGACTCAGGCGGAGTAAATTTTTCTTGTAGAGAAGGTCTTGCTTTTTCTCTTTTATCAATTTCCTCTTCTACTATCTCTCTCACTCTTGCTTCTGTAAGTGTTATCTGCTGCTCCTTTTCCGATGTTGAGCTTTTCAAAGCCTCGTGATAATTCTTGGCATTGGGATAGTTTGCAGCACAATACTTACATTTACCAGCATCATCAAGATACTTTGGATTGAATTGTCCACCACAAATAATACAATCTTTTTCCATTTTGTTGTCTCCTAATCTAATTCAACAAACCCTTCACGTTTCAAAAAAGCCAATTTTTCTGTCCTATTATGTATTCTTGGTAAGAAACAACCGTTTCTTTTTACCCAGCTTACTCCAGGATGTTTCTTTTGTGCTTCATCAATTTGATTAGGAAGAACAGCACACGGGTATAACCTCGTGCCATTCGGCCCATCAATCGAGTATTCTCTCATCTGTGAATCGACATTTCCTTTCTTATGATCCAGGATTACTGAATGTTGTGCCATCTTTTTGCAAGAAGGACATCTACGCTTTTCTTTATAGTCTTTGATTGAGCTTGACTTTTCAAAAGTCTTACCACATTTACAGATATATGAATAAAGAGGCATGTTCTATCTTCTATCTTAATTTCAATATCCACTTCTTAGGAATCCATAAAACTCCAAGAATATCATTATTAGCCGATTTTCCTTTCGTATGACATATTATTATAAAGCTGCTGTTCTCTCCGACATAAAAACCATTTGTTTCACAAAAAGCCTCACTATCATCTGCGAGGGCACTATCGACAGTTTTCCAACCTGTTTTTTCCAGAGCGTCAAACCATTTAATATAGATTTTATCGCCGAATTTCTTCTTTTTCATTTTCATTTTCTCTGATACTTTGAACTTTGATGAGCTTTCTTTACGGCTTTCTCTCTTCCAATTCCTCCCATACATCGTTTCCATGCTTCATCTTTGGAAAACCCCTTTTTCAGATAATTTACAACGCATTGATGAGCTACCTTTGTATGAATCCCTTTTCCATCAGGAGGCTTCAATCCTTCTCTACGATATAGACTTTTGATCTCTCTTGACATGATTAACTCTCATTCTCTTTTTCTATAAGATAATCACTAAATTGTTTTAATGCTCTCTTTATATGCTCCAATCCTTCACAGATAGTAACTCCACCTCCATTGTTTGGCCCAGCTACACAAATTCCTACTATCATTCCATCAGAATTGACTAACGGCCCACCACTTGAGCCTCCTGCACCTTCAGCATCAGTTTGAATAGTGCCATCTGGATATTCCCACCATTCTCTATCTACAAATGATACGATACCCATAGTCACTGTTGAGAAGAGTTCCATATCGTATGGAGAACCACAGAGATAGACTATATCACCGACATTAGGAAGAACATTAGCAAACGGAAGAACCGGCAAGTCATTTGCGTCTATCTTGACAAAACCAACATCATAATTTATACTTCTCCATTGTGCAACTATTTCATATTCATTGCCATCAGCGAGAATAACCTTGCTTGGAGACATATCAACTACGTGCCCTGCTGTCAGAATCAAACCATCTTCAGTTACAATAGCACCTGAGCCAAATCCAAAACCATCTGTAATTACTACTGTTGCACTTTGCAATAAATCAAAATTGACTTTTCTATTTGCTTTTCGATTTGTTTCTCTCAATTCGAGTGCACAAATACAGACGGTTGCCAAGACTACAACTACAATTAGCTTTTTCATTTTACTATTGACTCCTTTTCACCGCCGTATCCCGCCCGTCCCTGCTGCTGATACATATTAGCAAGGCGAGAAGGCATGGTGCTGCCAAATCTATCATCTTGCTGCCCTGGACTCTTATTATCTTTACTTTTCGGAACAGCATCTATATCAACTTGCTCTTGTGGAATTAACGATTTATACCAAGAAGGAAAGTTCTCAAAACCACCATAATCTGCGAGCACTCTATCAACAACTGAAAAGTCGATTGTTGTACCTTGTTCTCGTCTAAGCTCCATCGTTGGAATTATCCAGGCTGATAGAAATTGAAATAATCTTTGATACATAATTTCTGGAGATGTTCTCTGTGTACTATACGGCACTACTTTCAAAACAAAGCTCTCAAAATCTGCAACCTTGTCTCCTTTTGTAAATACTATCGGATATTCATAATCACCAACTCCAGGAATCTTCAATGTATCAAGCACTTCTACATAAGTATTTGGTGCATTTCCGACAGCCCAACTCCATTTATTCAAAATAGACGTCATCCATTCTGAAAACCGTGTATGAAAATTGTTTACGATTCTCGCAGCATTGCTAAAAATAAGCTGTTCCTGTCCTAATGTCGGAGCTTCAGCACCAGCTCCTCTTAAAACCTCCGGTGCTGTACCAGATTTTGAAAACTCGGATTCAGCCCAGTTAAGCCAGGAATAGTTATCTGGATTCACGCCACCTAATTGTAATGTCTTTACGAGTTCAGGGTTCTTTGAAGAGATAACTTCCATATTCTTTGCATTCAGAATTGTCTTTGCCTCTTCTTTTGCTGCTGGGTCTGCAATGATAACATTCTTTTGTGATTCTGCCTGCTCTCTCGCCGCCTTGCCCATAATATTCATAGTTACATCAAGATCATACCAATCCCAGGCCGGAGGAATCGGAATAGGAATCCCTGGAGGAAAGAAATATCCAAGATAATCGTACGGAGAGCCTGGCCCTTTCCAATCTACTTCATTTATAATTATTGCCTTCTTCCCCATAGGCATAATCGTAATGATTGTTTTCTCTTTCTTGAGAAAAATATCTTGGAATGTCGTATATTCCTCAAGTGCTAACTTGTTGAAATCAAAACTTTCCTTAGCAGCAATTTCTTCAGCACTATATTTTGTTACGAGCTTGCAATCAGGAGTAATGTAATCTGCAATTTCATTTCCATACTTGTCTTTCCTGGCAAAAAGGTCTTTAGCATATTCAGTAGGTAATCTATATGTATCACCTTCAAAGGCAAAATCGCTTCTTATCTTTGCAGAAGAATCACCAATATAATTTGCCGGATCAATAATTGCAACCTTTGGTACTCCAATTTTTATTCTTTCATTTTCTACTGAAACAATCCTATCATATTCAAAGAAAGTTCTGGCAATCGCCCCGCCAAACATTGATTGAATTGCTCCTGGAATGAATACCTCATTGGCAAATTTATTCTTTTCAATCAGATGATTCAGTATAATCTGCCTACCATAAGCATAGGATTTTAACTTCGGCACTAATGATTCAACTAAAACTCGTGGATTACCTTCACAAAGATATGAAGAGACGGTTGATACTCCTCTTTTCATCAAGTTAATCAAATGCCAGCGACTGTATCCTTTATCATAATAACCTGAAGCACAAAGTCTCAATAGTCTTTGTGAATGCTCCAACGCTCCCTCAAACTTCTTAGACCACGCGTTTGCTAATGTCTGCAAGCGTGCCGGAAGTCTCTGTCCTTTATTAAAATCGTATGGAGAATTATTATCTTTTTTAGCCATTTACTTCACTCTTCCGTCTAAAATAGCCATATTTTCTGTTCTGCTTTTTCTTTTGCAATTCTTGCCTCAACTTCCGCCATACGAGCAGCAAAAGTTCCATCTGGAATATATCTTGCCTCGAATGGATTAGCTTTAGGCTGTTCTTTTCCTCCTAACAATGCAACAGACACACCAATAACTCTATCACCATGAGCAGCTTTAGCTCCTGAAGTCTCAGTTTGTAGAGCCACAGGGCCTACGTCAATTTTCCCCTCATAATTGATATAGCTTTCAAGTTCATTTACAAGTTGCTCATCATAAACCCTACAGGAAAGAAATCTTGGCACTCTTCTCAATCCTTCATTCAATGCCACACTGAGTTCGTTCAGAATCTTTCTCTTAGAACCTTCTAAACCACCGGAACTATGCCAGCCATATTTCTTCTCAACTTTAATCTTCTTGTATGTATCATCTCTACCTACATAGAGATTATAATAATTCAACTCTTTTACTCTGTCCAAGAATTCAGGTGCATTGTTCGTTTCCCAGTTGAGAAGAGGAGGCATTTCACCGCCTACCCAATTACATATAGCAACAACCTTCTCAGCAAAATCTGAAATCTTGATATATGGATTCACATATAAACCACATATCTCATTCGTATTTCTATCATATACTGCTACAACTGAATTACTTGAGCCAGTTCCTCTTGATATATCACATCCTACTGTATAATTATGCCGTTGGTTTGGTCTTCCATTGTAGAAAGAACCCCACCATTTCAGAGATGAGTCTTTTCCACCACGATTAAACTTTACATTCATAATACTTGGTGGATCATCTTGATTCAAAATATATGATATATCACCTATGTAATCCGGCTCTTTAACTCTCTCTCTCAATTTTATTATCAAATCATATTCAAAAAAGGCGTCACTTGAGCCGGTTTCTATTCTCAAGATGTTTTGTGCGATACCTCGCTTGGTTCTGCTTGGTCTTTTTTCCTCGCTGTCAAACCAAGGACTTCTCCAACATCCATAGTTGCTCACTCCCGCATCGCAGATAAAATCATACTTCTTATCCTTCCATTTGATTTGACTGACTTCAATAGACATTAGAGATTTAACATTGTCGAAGACTCCAGGATACTTTCTTCTATAATAGTCGACATCTCTTATCTTGATATAACCAACATCGTCAGACCTATACAATCCTGCTCCCTGCAAAGGATTGTCCGTCCAGTCAAGCACGATAATATTACCAGGATTGCTTTTCATTAACTTTGAATATGGATGAGAACTTGCCCAAGGGCCAGTAGTAGAATTGAAAATAGAGCAAGGTGCTGTATCAGCTATGTTCTCTATAATCCATTTAGCCATCTTTGGGTCAATTTGTGCCGCCTCATCTACAAGATTTGCCGTAGTTCTAAATCCTTTTCCAAAACCAATGTTTGTTGTATCACCACGGAAAGCTGAGTCCATTTCAAGATTTTGCAAGAATAAGCTCTTCTTGAACATCTTCGGCTGAAGATATAACGGCAAAGTATTTATCATATAGAGAAGTTTGTAGAAGAGACTTTCTTCTGAACCAACAACAGAACCTTCAATAATTTCACATCCGTTATCTACCAAGTCTTCTTTTCTTGAACCAAGGAGAAACATTGAACCTTGAGATAGCAACCAATAGAGAAGAAAAACTCCCAGTATGATATATGTTGCTCCTTGTTTACGGCTTTTATCAAAAAGCAAATCTATTAACTCTTCTATTGCTTTCTTGATTCTGAGCACTGCTATCTCTTGGTTTTTCCAAAGAATAAATGGAATGTGCTTATAGCCGTGCTCAGCCTGTGCATTAAAAGTCCAAAGACAGAGATTAAAGAATATTCTTGGGTCTACAAAACACTTGGCGAGAAAATCTGTTTTAGCCCCCTCATCAGAAAACAGAAAACTGTGTAGCTCTTTTCTCTTCCTGATATTCTCTATTGGATTTCTTCCCGCCCAAGTGAGAAGTGAATAAGGTGTTTCAGATATTTTACTATACTCTTTGGCGTTCACTATTTCTTTTCGTCAAGTAATTTAGATTCGACAAACTTTGCATCTATGGCGTTGGCCCATTTCCCGCTCAGCTTGTCAAACTGGTCTGCAATCTTCTGTCCGTCTATTACACGAACATTTATATTCTTTTCAGTCTTAGATTCAACGAATTGCCTTGCTACCCAATCATTACCACCTAATTGCCTGTCAAGACATGCAATCATAAACATTAAGAGCTTGCCATCAGATGGTTGATGCTTTGGCGTTTCAGTGATTTTAACCTCTCCGGTTAGATTCCCATTCTCATCAGTCACATATTGACTTTTCTTCTCTACATAATCGTAACCTGCTGCCGCCTTTATCCCTTTAGCAATGAGATATGCTCTGGTAAGCTGTTTACCTCGATTGATTGCCTTCGCAAAATCATAGTGTTCTCTTTTCCACTTGCGAAGGTTGTATGTTGAAGTGCCAAGAATATAGGCAATGTCCATCTCCGTAGCACCGGAAGCCGCCAATCTTTCAGCCAATTCAGCAAATTCAGTATTATATGCTTTAGCCTTATGAGGATTGATTCTCTTCGATCCTTCTTCTTCCCAGTCTTTTTTTGTTTTACCTCTGGGCATTTCTATTGAAAAAATCCAACCGACTTATGCGAAAGATGTGTTACCCGTTTTATTGGACGCTTTAGCTCACCATCTTTGTTCTGTCTTACATAAGTTATGGCTGTTTTTAGTATTTTAATCAACATATTTGATACTATTCCTACATATTATAAGCAAAAATCAAGAAAAATGGACGAAAGTTATTGACATAGTTTATTGATTATGCTATAATAAGGGTGAAAATATTAAAGAAAACTATAATAAAGGAGAACAAAAATGAAGTGTCTAATGTGTAATACTGAAACATTACACTGTGTATCAGCAAAAGTAATAAAGTGTATCAACGAAGGTGCTCTTACTAATGACCATCCCGTATGGATGGCTTCAGACATTGATGCTGAGTTAATATGTACTACTTGTAAGCTGAAACATCTTTTACAAATAAATGGATTCAATATGAAGATGGTTCTTAAAATAGATAAGTCCGAAGAATTAACAATATATCCTTACGATGGAACAACCAACAAAACAACAAACTGAGATTCTTATTCTCATCTCTCCCAAACCTTATGGCAATGGATTAAAGCTAACGCAGGCAGCCAAGCTCTTACATCTCTCTTATCATAAAGCCAAGTATGCTCTTAGTAAATTCAAAAAGCAATATCCTGAACGTTGGTTAGAAATAGAAAAATTGAAAGAACTAAGTAAAGAGGATATTAGAATTAACAAAGAACATAAGAAGGCTTTGAATCATCCAATCCTGATTGGAGCACTCGATTGGGGAAATGATCCTAATGTATCTGGTGATTTGCAATTTGATAATAATGAGTTTGGTGATATTAAAAATACTGTGTGTATGAAGATAAAGGAGAAATTTTAGATGAATCTTGAAGAATACAAATATGACAATTCGCAAAAGAATCACATTCTAACCTGGTTGCCAGTAATGAAAGAACTTGAAAGAATGGGATATAATCCTGTTAAACTTTTGTTCACAAAAATAGAATTATCCATAAAGGAAATTGAAGACAGCTATATTGCTCTTTCTACTTGTAAGGAAAAGTATCCTGAATGGTATAAAATTGTTAGCTCATACGTAGATAGTATATTACATCGTAAATTTGAGAATAGTTAATTAGACTTTTTTTTTGAAATCAAAAATCCTATAAAGATAAAGGATAAATTCTAAAATGAAAAAATCAGACTTTATCAACAAACTCCAAGAGAAAATTGA